AGTTACACTCAAGGACATACACATCATGATCAAACCACATCAATGGCATCTCTACAGTCTCAACTTAGCTGTAGATATGTGGACAATTGAATACTATGATTTCCTTTCACAACTCGATGGTGAGTACGAATGAGGTATCAAGTTCTCTACACACGGGGCGGTCCTATCCGCCCTGGTAACATCACCGCTTGTGAGTACGTCACAGCACGTAGCCACATGGAAGCATGGTCGAAGGGCACAGCCCTGGCTGTCGGTCATGAACAGGTAGCCGAAGTCATCCCGCTGCCTGAATCATGAGACTATCTCCCACCCTACATAAACACGCAATCATGTACAATTCAGAGACCATTGTCGAAGATAACATCGACTTTTGGTATGATAGTCTAAACGATTGTTATGAAAACAACATGCCAATTGAAATGGTGTGTACATACGTCGAAGCAATCATGGACGAGGACACCGAATGAGAATCACAATCATCGCGGCTGTCGTCATCGTTGCTGGCAATCTAGGGCTAGCTGCTGCTGACATGCTCAAGGACATGCAAGACAAACGCATGGACCAACTCTGCAAAGTTCAACCCACCTACTGCAAATGAGTTACTATCACATCAAATCCACCGACGATCGTGTGTATGTACGCATCCCGCGTAGCAGGTACACACACAAGTTCCGCACTCAAATCTCAGCCATGGCATCAGCCACAGGCTGGTCCGAGAGCAAGTGTGTGAACTATGTCCATCGCAAGATGGAAGAAAAGCAACAGATTGAGATTCAAGTTGCATCCACCTTCACCTTTGACAATCGCCTTACCTACAAATGATCTGGTCTGAATCTAACATCATCTATGCTATCATTGGCATGGTCGGGCTGTTCTCAACAGCTCTCATCTGGCAACGTGCCAATCGCATCACCTCCAAATACTATGGCAAACGCTAATAACGATGATTACTTCATCAAGAATGCAATCCATTGTTGGTTGCATTACTTTCCTGAGCATAAATGGACACCTATCTACAAGGAGCTAGCTCAACGTGACACATTCACCGCTGCACCCAAACCTCAGCCCAGACCTGCACGACGACGCAGACCTAGCAAGGACGCAGCTAATTGACTATTCACAATCATCAATGCGGGAGTACAATGTAACCCTGTCAAGTGGCGAGACGATGTACATACTCGCCGCCAGTACCATGGACGCTGCCTACAGTGCCTTGGAACTGTCCGAAGACAGAAACACTACACTCGTGGACGTACGACAAACCGATGAATGGTAAAGAACCCTACCTTCCAAACAACTGGAAGGCTTACAAAGAAGCACCAGACGAAGCATTTATTCCTCACACATTTGAGGAAATCATGGACTGGAAGGTTGCCGGTTGGGAACTCCCGTCTGATGTTTCTTGTCTTATCCGAACAACTAATCTAAAAACTGGTAAAGTAAAGGAACACTTATACAAGCGGCAACATGCTGCTGAGAATAAGATCCGATCATTAATGCAACAACAGACCCATGAGTTTGTTGTCTGCACTCACGATGCTGTACACTACGTTGGACCCGAAGGAAACTATGACTGATTCCACCTTTCAAATCATGACTGAATCTCTCATTGAGGAGGTTAATTCTCATCCACACAAGGACGAGCTGCTTGAGCTTATGATGGCTCAGATGATTGATGACATGACTACACCTTATCTTGACTGAATGGCAACACCTGCTGAGATCCACGAGCAAGTTGAGCTTGAGCGTGAACAGATACGCCAAGGACTCAAACAATTACATGACAACACACGTAAGCTACAAGAAAAGGAGTACGCTTCCGCTAGTGTGTATGGCGTGGCTTCTATTGATCAGCTTCTGCCTGTTGTGGTTGCACGTATTCAGTCAACTAATAACAGGATAAAAGAAGGTAAGAGTGGTGTTTCCTTTAAAGAGATCCAGTGTTATCTCAAGGACGTTGAACCAGAAGCTGCTGCAGCCATCGCATGTAAGGTTACATTTGATAAGGTATTTAGTACCAAAGTTTCTAGCAATCTTATTCAAAATGTAACTGATGCTATCGGTTTGGCAGTTGAAAACGAGTGCAAGATGCGTCACTACGAACGTACTGTACCCGGTCTGCTTAAGACTCTCAAGGACAACTATTGGCACAGATCAATAGGTACACAACAAAAAGTAACTGTCATCAGTACATTGATGAAGCGTTACGATGTACCGCATTGGCAGCCTTGGGGACGTTCTAATCGCGTCAGGCTTGGCACTTGGTTACTTGACTGCATTTGTGAATCGAGTAATTGGTTCATGCGTGACATTCAGCGTGAAGGACGTAAGACTATTAATCGCATTGTCCCAACACCTGAGTTCATGGTGATCAAGGACAGTGTCATGGCAACAGCTGAACTGTTTAGCCCGATTGCTTGGCCAATGTTGATTGAGCCGAATGATTGGAGTCATGACAGGCAGGGCGGATACCTTCTAAACGAAGTCATGAAGGGCTATGACATGGTACGTAGGGGCGATCCCACCCGTATACAGGGAGAAACACCGATCGACTTTCTGAACAAAATCCAGAAGGTCGGGTACACTTTGAACCCGTTCATCGTTAACGTTGCAGAGACGTTAATGGAAAGACAAGTTCAGGTCGGTAAGTTTATCCCTATTGTTGAGCATCCTCTGCCACCTAAACCTGTAGATATTGCCGACAACTATGACTCGCGCAAAGACTACAGACGTAGAGCTGCAGAGGTGATGAACCTAAATGCACAAGTGTTTGAAAGGTCATGTCGTACACGCATGACAATGAATGCAGTCAAGGAATTTAAAGATAAACCCAAGTTCTTTATTCCTTGGTCGTTTGATTATCGTGGTCGTGCATATCCAATCCCTGCATTCTTGACACCTCAAGACACTGACTTTGGTAAGTCATTACTTAAGTTTCATGAACAGTCATTTATGACACCTGAAGCTGAAGATTGGCTAGCCTTTCAGGTCGCAACCACTTACGGTCTTGACAAGGCGAGCATGGACGAGCGTCTTGACTGGGTCAAAAACAACCTCACAATCATCAAACGTGTCGCAACAGCACCAACTGACAACATTTCCGAATGGGAAGCAGCCGATGAACCTTGGCAATTCCTTGCAGCGTGTGATGAGTATTATCATTGTGTCGTTTTGTGCGACCGTAATCACACAGGATTACCTGTTGCCACTGACGCTACGTGCAGTGGATTGCAGATCTTGGCAGGTCTCGCAAGGGACGCCAGTACTGCCAAGCTCGTTAATGTCTTGCCTAGTAACAAACCACAAGACGCTTACAAAGTAGTGGCTAGTCAAGCTACTCCGAACGTCCCTGATTCAGTGAAGCCTCACATGGACAGGAAGACTGTAAAGAGAGTAGTCATGACCGTGCCTTACAATGCTAAGCCTTATTCTAATCGTGGTTACATTAGAGAAGCGTTAGCTGAGAAAGGTTTGGAGGTCGATAAGGAAGACTTGACTAAGACTGTTAAAGCTGTACGTGATGCCATGAACGTTATCGTTCCTGGACCTATGTCAGTGATGTCTTGGATTGAGTCAGAGGTATCGAATGCTATTGATCGTGGTCTTGACGTACTCACGTGGGTAACACCATCTGGGTTTGTAGTGAGTCAGAAGTTAATGAAGAAACGGTTTGAATCCGTTGAGCTACAACTTCTGGGTCGGTGTAAGATCAAGATCGCAACAGATGACAGTGATACTGTTGACAAGGCACATCACAAAAATGCTACAGCTCCAAACCTAATCCACTCTCTCGATGCGTCACTGCTGCACTTATCTGCATTACGCTTCAACGCTCCGATTTCCCTCATACACGACTCGGTTCTATGTCGTGCTACTGACATGTCTGTTCTTTCAACCATTGTTCGTGAGACATACATGCACTTATTTGCGGAGCATGACTATCTAACTTCCTTTGCCCAACAGATTGGGGCAGAGACAGATCCACCGATCATTGGCGATTTAGAGCCTTCGTCGGTTATTAATTCCACCTATTTCTTTTGCTGAATGGCACGCACTATTATCAAAACTGAACAGCCTGTTGTCCTTGAAGGTTACCAAGCTGTACTGCAACCCGGCAAGTTTGGTTACAAGCTGATGGCTGTGGTTGGTCAAGAAGTTGTAGACCAGCTTGAAGCTGATCGCAGCGACAGCCTTAAGTGGGCTGAATCTAAACTGAAGAATCCTAAGCGTTCTGTGCTTAAGCCTGAACCTTGGGAAGAAGTTTCTGAAGGTAAGTATCAGATCAAGTTTACTTGGAATGATGAAACCAAACCTCCTGTAGTTGATACTGAAGGTACGCTTATCACTGATGAATCTACTCCGCTGTACAGTGGCAGTAAAGTGAAGCTTGCTTTCTTCCAAAAGCCTTACATCCTCAAGGACGGTGTTACTTACGGTACAAGCTTGAAGCTTAAAGCTGTTCAAGTTGTGTCGTTGTCTGCATCTGCTGGTGTAGATACTGGTGACATGGACGACGTGGATGTTGCTGAGCTGTTTGGTAAAACCAATGGGTTTAAAGTTACTGACCCGAATGTAATTAACGATGCTGGTGAACCTGAAGAGGACTTCTGATGATTGAAATTTCTATTACTAAAAACGAAGAGCTTGGTCTTTACCAATGCGACATGACTGCAAAGCTGCCGCCCATTACGGTGACCAAGTACAAGAAATCCCGTGATGATTTCCGTTACGAGATGCAACGTGCCATTAACGAGATCGTTGATGAACTTGTAGAGCAAGCACTAGAGGATGCTGACTGATGGCATTCCGCTCAGGTCTAGAAGAGAAGGTCGCTGACTTACTTGTTGATCTGGGTGTTAAATACGAATACGAAACAACGAAGGTGTCGTACACAATTGAACACGTGTACACACCTGACTTTGTTCTCCCTAACGGAGTTATTCTAGAATGTAAAGGTTATTGGGATGCTGCAGATCGACGTAAAGTTAAGGCAGTAAAGAAACAACATCCTGAACTTGACCTTCGTATGGTATTCCAAGCACCTTTCAACACTATAAGTAAGAAGTCCAAGACTACTTATGCAAAGTACTGCGATAAGTTAGAGATACCTTGGTGCTCTTTTGCTAACATTCCACTTAAGTGGCTTTTATGAGCGACTCAGAGTTTGTACGGCACATGCCGTGCGATAGCTGCGGATCGTCTGATGCAAACTCTTTGTACTCAGACGGTCACGCTTTTTGTTTCAGATGCTACACACATACACAAGGTAACAACGTTACCAATCACAATCATCAAATGCGAGATGTCACCTTACAAGGCTCAGCCGAACGGCTGCAGAAACGACAAATCTCACAACGAACATGTGAGTTATTCAAAGCCTACACAGATGGAGAACAATTACGCTTCCATTATTATGACAGCAACGGTGCTCTTGTTGGCGCAAAAATTAAAACTAAGTCAAAAGATTTCCGCTGTGAGGGTGAGGTAAAGACCCTGTACGGAATGCAAAACTTCCGTCACAAAACTACCACCAAAGAAAACAAGCTTATCATTACAGAAGGTGAGATGGATTGCCTTGCTGTGTGGGAGGCTCAACCTAATTGGGATGTCGTTAGTATCCCCAGTGGTGCGGCTGGAGCCAAGAAAGCCATCCAGCATAACTACGAATGGGTCAATTATTACGACAAGGTTGTCCTTTTCTTTGACAACGATGAAGCCGGTCAGAAGGCTGCAAAAGAAGCTGCGAGTGTCTTACCACCTGGTAAGGTTTTCATCGGCTTTCTAGAGGACTACAAGGACGCCTCAGAGGCTTTGATGGCTAACGACAGGGACGCTATCAGGGCTGTGCACAACTATGACCACCTTCAGTACAAGCCTGACGGTATTGTTGATGCCAAAACACTACTTGATGTAATCACTACGCCTTCACCGGCTGCTGATCATGAATACCCATTTCAAGGACTACAATCAAAGCTTCACGGGATCCGGTATGGAGAGCTTGTCACAATCACTGCAGGATCTGGCATCGGTAAATCCTCATTCTGTCGTGACATTGCAGCTAACCTTCTTTCAAAAGGAGAACGGGTCGGTTACTTGGCGTTGGAAGAATCCAACCGTCGTACAGCTTTAGGATTGATGTCGGCAGCTGTCGGCAAACCTCTACACCTTGGTGACCATGAAAGATCAGTTCTTGTTGATGTATTCGATAAAACAATATCTAACTGGAATCTGCATCTTTTCGATGGCTTTGGCTCCTATGATCCTGATCATATTTATAGTCGCATCGAATACATGGCATCAGGTCTTGAAACCAAAGTTGTGTTTCTTGATCACCTCTCAATCCTTTTGTCGGGATTAGATGGTGATGAACGTAAGATGATCGACACAACCATGACACGCTTACGTTCTCTTGTTGAACGTACAGGTATTTCACTATTCCTTGTTTCACACTTACGGAGAACGTCATCAGATGTCAACCATGAAGAGGGAGCACGAGTTACACTCGGACAGCTTAGAGGATCCGCTGCTATTGCTCAACTCAGTGATTCGGTCATTGCGCTTGAGCGGGATCAACAGGGCGGACCTGAACGAAATGCTACGACTGTGCGAGTCCTTAAAAATAGATATTCTGGCGAGGTTGGCATCGCCTGCACGCTAGACTATGACCTTTCCACTTGTAAATTCAATGAAACTCAACCAGAAGCAGAGTTCGATCCCACAACAGATTTCTGAACTCAAGCGTCCAAATCCTCCTACTGTTCACGAAGTTGAGAAGGCACAATTTAAAGACAAGACCTACCGCTGGAATGGTCGCTAAACTTATACTTATTGATGGATTAGTTTTGATTACTAACATGTTCATTTGCGCTGGTGTTGTACGCCACTGGAATGATGTTAATTTTTGATTTGGAATCGGACGGTCTACTCGATGATGTTACCCAAATTCACTGTATTGTCATTTATGATAGCGAGACTGACCAAACCCTTATTTACAACGATCAAGGCAATCAAGAGCCTATTGTCAGAGGCGTCCAAAGATTGGAGGATGCTGATGTCATTGTCGGACACAACGTCATCGGGTACGATTTACCGGTCATCCAAAAAATATATCCGTGGTTCAATTCGCAAGCGTTGGTCTTAGACACATTACTTCTTTCACGTTTGTATCACACGGATCTTTTTGAACTAGACAGAAAGCACAAATGGGAGAACATGCCTATGCAATTGTATGGACGACATTCTTTAGAAGCCTATGGTCACCGTCTCGGTGAATACAAAGGTGAGTTCGGTAAAGATACTGACTGGAAAGAATGGAGTCCAGAGATGCAATCTTATTGTGTACAAGATGTAAACGTTACCAAAAAAATATGCGACCACTTCCACCCGTACCTGACTGGGTCACGCTAGAACATGACGTTGCACGAATCCTCACAAAACAAGAGCTACATGGATGGAGTTTTGATGAACGCTCTGCATGGAAACTTGCATCGTCTCTCAGAACAGAACTTGAAGACACTTATCAACTACTACGTGACCGGCACCCTTTCGTCTACGGATCAAGCTTTACTCCTAAAGCAGATAACCGAAGATATGGATATGTCAAAGATTGCGAAGTAACCAAGCTCAAAGAACTAAACCCTACATCGAGAGATCATATAGCATGGATTCTAAAGACCTTTTATGGATGGAAACCGACCCAGCTGACTCCCACTGGGAAGCCTATTATCGACGAGGTGATTCTGACGGAGATCGGGACAGACATCGCGAAGATGTTTCTCAAGTGTCTCGATATTACGAAGAAATTGGGGATGATCTCCGAAGGCACGAACGCATGGCTGAAGCTATGTACGAGTGCTAAACGTATCCATCACCACTGTTCAGTAGCTACAAACACGCACAGATGTGCACACCGTAAACCAAACTTGGGGCAAGTCCCATCAGATCATGACTTCAGAAAACTGTTCATACCGTCGCCCGGTCAGCTTATGGTTGGTGCTGATCTTGCAGGCATTGAACTCAGGATGCTTGCTCATTATCTTGCTAGGTATGACCAAGGTCGTTACGCTGACATCCTCCTTAACGGAGACATTCACCAAGTTAATGCCGACAAAAT